GTTTAGAAATTTATAAAATAATGGGATATAAAACATTTTCATCTGTTATTGACGAAAGTTATGATCTCGAATTAGATGATGGTAAGCGTATGTTAATGATATTAGATGAAATTGAAAGATTATCAAATCTTGATAAACGAGAACGAGCAAATTTTATCTTGCAATGTAGAGACATTTGCGAGTATAATTATAATGTCTTACTTTCTAAGACTAGATTTATTACGGAACTTTAATGGCATATCATTTAGGAGACGACAAACATCTTAATACGCTCAAAGCTATAGAGCAGTATGCCAAACCTATTGAACAGAAAAATACTACCCCTATAAAAATTAATCATGCCAGCAGACGATCTAAGTTAATGCTGGTTTTATTGCCACAGTGGGCCGCCGAATTCCCTCCGTTTAACCTTTGTAGACTATCAGCGGTGGCTAAAGAGGCTGGTTATCAAAGTCGTGTCTTGGATGCAAATATAAAAGCATACAGATATTACGAAAATAAAATTAAAGATAAACTTCCATATAAATTGTGGGATCCCACTACAATCTGGAGATGGTGCGATAATAATTATAAAGATATTCACGTTCATCTAGAACCGTTGCTTTTAGAAGTAATTGATCAGATACTCGAATATGATCCGGACTTGCTAGGTTTTAGCATTTATCAAATGAATGAAGAGCCGACAAAGTGGATGATTCAACAAATTAAATCTATCAAACCTTATATCAAAATAGCGGTTGGCGGCCCGAATGTTCACAAAGGTTATTTTGTAAAAGAAGATTATTACGATTATGTAGTGAGCGGCGAAGGTGAAGAAGCGATTTTAAAAATATTAGATGAAGTTGAACAAGATATTCTTCATGTGGATCAGCAACATATAATACAGCCAGAAGATCAGCGTCTTGGGTTAAATCGATTACCTATGCCCGACTATGATAATATTGATTTTAATGAATACAGGATTTCCAACGGTGTAACAACTGAATTAAGTCGTGGATGTATAGCAAAATGCACCTTCTGTGAAGAAACTCATTTTTGGAAATACAGACAGCGTATGGCTGTTGATGCCTTAGAAGAAGTGTCGTATCTCTATGATAGAGGAATTAGACTGTTTTGGTTTATTGATAGTCTAGTCAATGGAAACCTTAAAGAACTTAGGGGATTTGCCAAAGGCATTATTGCTAAAGGCCTAGAGATAAAATGGACAGGATATGCTCGTTGTGACGGTCGCATGGACCTTGAATATATGAAAGACTTAGCCGATAGCGGCTGCGTTTATTTAAATTATGGTTGCGAATCCGGAAGTCAAAAAATTCTCAATGATATGGCCAAGGGTGTTACCATTTCAGAAATGGAACAGAATTTTAGAGATGGTAAAGCAGTAGGAATTAAGGCTGCTACTAACTGGATAGTTGGTTTTCCGACGGAGACACATCAAGATTATGCAGATACTATGACATTCTTGATTCGTAATAGAGATATGAATATCAGTAATATCAGCACAGGTATTGGTTTCGGTCAAGGACCAGAAACGATCACCGGCCAAAATCCAGATAAATTTAATTTATCTTATCAAAAATATTTAGGATATTGGATCACTAAAGATTATAGGATGGGAGGTTCTCACGTATTAATTCGTGTAAAATGCATGAGTATCTTTTTAGATCAAATTATTAAAGATAAAAAAATAGATTATCCTAGACGTCCTAATCTTAGAAAATTTCATTACACTATAGAATATCAAGATGATATCGAAAGAGAAGTTGAGTATGAAATTTTTGATTACGACATAATTAACACTGATATCAATCCTTACGCTGACGGACTAGTAAATGAGATGTGGCCTTTCCTTAGAACTCTTTGGAGAGTAAAGGGCGGATATTCTACAGTAATACGATTTAGTCCAGAACTCGACTCTGCTGAATTCGGTAATACATTTGGAACAGGAAAGTTTACTGGAGAATTTAAGTTTAAGATTTCAACAGATGGAAAGTGGACTGCTGATTTTAAATGGGATTTTATCCAGCACTGGGAATTAGATTCTTATAGGAACGCTGATAGACAAGGTCCTTTCTTTGCACAAGATTTCAGTAACATGACTAGTAACGCATCTATACGTGCAAGGCGTCTAGCTAAGCCTGATTGGGGAATGGAAGGACGTTCGGCGGATGACTACAATAAATTATTTGCCGAAGAAAAAGATCTTAATAAAAATATAGATTGGACCTTTAACTTTCATTGGTCAGGAAAAGGTGATTGGGGAGATTATAATTCTTATTCGACTGATGTTCCCGACAGCTTCGTTGAAGCACAAACTATACAATTTTATCGTTAAGCAGAACTGTATCTAAAACGGATCTGTTATGTTTTATTACAGATCTCATATCATAATAAATTTCAGATAGTTCTTTCAATGATTTAGAATTAATATAATCTATGATATCAAAAATTTTAACGATTCTTTTATAGTGGTCTTCTTCTAGATCGTAACTTTCATCCCACCATTTATCGAACGTTTGGAACCCGAAAGTTTTTAGATATTCTAAACTATACGGAGGTGCTACTAATATCACCGGCATATTGTTACCAATAGCTGTTAGTGTTTTTTCGCTAAAGTAACCAAACGGTTGTGCATATCTAGTTTCGTTAATTACAGCACAGAAATTAGATTCGTAGCTTTTTAGAAACTCAGGAGTCCAGTTGGGTGCATGACCGCCTGGAATATAAACATCGTTTACTTGATTAACTGATAACGAATTTATACTTTGATCTATAGCTAACACATTATTCTCTAAAAAATCAATACCTTTCTTTAATTGTTCGTGCTGTGCTGGTCTTTCCTGCTTGAATTTTTCTAAGTCAAACCAATCGTTATTTTTTAATTCATCATATGAGCATTTAAGATTCCACGTATATGTTCCACTAAGTTGAGATAGATAACTGGTAACAACATGCCTATGTATAGTGTATCTCCAATTTCCACACCAGAACTTTTTATTAACATGATGTTTTACAAAATACTTAGGAAATGATTTATAACATTTTCCCATTTCTCTAAGGAACAAATCTAAACAATCTAACTTTATTTCTGGATAGTTTTCTTGTATCAGTTGTATTTTATAATCAGAAGTAAAAACTCTAAAATTTTTAATGTTATTATTTTTTACAAATATTTTTATACTTTCGAGTTCGTCTACGATTATGTCTTTGAGATTTATATTTGATTTAAATTCACTGTAGAAATTTCTATTATGTTCACCGATACGAAAACAACTAGGTTCGTAAAGATAAAAATAAATTTCCGATTGTTGAATATTTGGATCAACAATCATAGTTTCTAAAGATTTTATTGTTCCGTTTCCTGTATAAATGAAATACGGATTTTTTAATTTTTTTAAGAAACACTGATTGACTAGAAATTCTTCTAGGTAGCCTAGTTTTTTTTCGGCTCCTGGAATATTGTTCCAGAATAAATCTTGGGTGTATTGTTCTTCAGTCTCTGAAAAGATCGAGAGTAACACAGTGATGACCTCCTCCTAATGTTCTACTATGCCTTAGATCTATTCCTATACTTTCTACATTATGTCTTGACAGTTGATTCCTGAGATACGTTTGTTTAGGATCGCATATAACTAAAAAAGGATTTATGGTTAAGAAATTTAAAGCGATATATTTACTAGCATACGGATATCCAGTAAATGATTGAGTAACTAAGTCGTTTCCGGTGATCCAGATTTTATCCCAGGTTTTAAATATGCTAGGCAAATTATCTTGATTTATTCTATCTGCATTTAACATAACTAAACCTTCTCTGATAGGACAAATGGTGCTGTCTATGTGAACTCCGTTATAGATATTGTCTAGTATGTGAACTCGATAATCGGGTAATATAGATTGTAGCCATTCTCCACCTTTGCGGTTTCCGCTTTCACTAATAAGATATAACAAATCGTCATTTAAACGACAAACATTAGCCGCATCAAATTTAACATCGGGATCTACAGTTGATATTAGATCTTTTTCAAACAAATGTTTTATGGCATCTAGTTCGTTTACTCTTGTGGGATATAGAACCGGTGCATCGATTACTTGATCACCTATTACTAATATTCTATCTCTAGGACAGTAATTATACATTCCGTCAAATGATTGAAAGTCTAGATCTTTAGGTCTGTGAACAACAATGCCCAAAGATTCTAACGTTTCTCGAAAGATTTCTAAATCTTCATTTGATTCTTCTATTATTCTAGTATCGACCGGACCTGCAGGAACCGGAGTATCTTTCCATAAGGTGGTGTTTTCTAAATTTCTAAAAGAAGGACACTTTGCAGGCCAATGAGCATTAGTAGCAGTTCCGAGTATAACTTCTTTTAAATTGTCCCATTCGTTTTTAGAATTAATCATTTAATTTCTATTTCTCTACAGTCCGGATATTCTACAAATTTAATATCAAATTCTTTTTTATTTTTATATTCCTGTAATTTTTTAATACCAATTACACACTCTTCTGGATTTAATTTATAATGAAATCCTAAGGAAAATGATTTTTGATTGACCCACGGGCTTATGCTTAAATCTCTGCCGTCATATCGTAACATTGAAAGTTTTTTATAGTCTTCGTAGTTATCTAGCAATATAGCACCGCCCCTGCCTATTTCTAAAGGTTTCGTATGACCAAAACTTAAACATTGCATCATCCCTTCTCTATACATATTGGGTTCTAATCTTCTAGCACTATCCCAAATATCAGTTCCGTAAAATCTATATTCTCCTGCCCATTTTTCAGGAACTAAGTTATATTCGATACCTAGCTTATGTAATGTCATAGGAACAGATAGATACGTAAAGGCTGTAAATCCTGTTCTTTTAACTTTTCTATATCGCAAGCATAATTCTATGGCATGTGTGCAGCAGTCAGTAGTTACTACATACGGAGCACCGGTGAACTCGGATAGTTCTTTTTCGAACTCAAATATTTTATTAAACATCAGTGAATGTTATCTGTGCAGTATATCTAGGTTCTAATCCTAGATTAGCAGCCATATGAGGTGAATCGTATTGCCATAATACATATTCTCCAGCTTGCCATTTAGTTATCGGTTCGCCTTCGATTTCAAATATGTGTCCTGGTTTCCAATCTTCTAAAAATATTATGGCTCTCCATATAGAACTGTTATCAGAGATATTAAAAATTTTTTTGTAATAGCTGTAGGTATCTTGATGATATGGTAAAATATTACAAGTCTCCATCTTATAAAAACTTAATCCGTGATTAGCACCTTTAAAGATTGATAGGAATTTTTCAGTCCACGGAGGCATCACTGATTTCATATCATACAGTAAACCTGTAAAATGAGTTTGAGAAAATCCTTGAGACCTCCATAGAGAAACATCGTCGTGACAATTAAACGGTTCTCGTTGATATACTAGATATCTATGATTCAAGTCCCAGAATGGTTCTATCAAACCCTGTTTATACAAAAATATACTCCGATAAATAATATGCTGCTATTATTTATTGAGGTTAAAGATGCAAATTGGGTTTATTGGATTGGGTAAATTAGGATTACCGTGTGCAGAAGAGATCGCTAAAAAAGGTCACGATGTTTCTGGATACGACATACGGACAGTAGATCCTACAATGCTTGTAAAAATTTCTAAGTCGATCAAAGATACAGTTGAAGGCAAAGACATTGTTTTTATCGCAGTGCCTACTCCTCATGACCCTGCATATGATGGAAGAGCCCCAACAGCTCACCTTGATCCAAAAGATTTTTCTTATGAAATAGTTAAGCAATGTTTAGTTGAAGCTAACAAACATATGAATAACAATCAATTGTTAGTATTGATATCTACAGTATTACCTGGAACGACTCGAAGAGAATTTATTCAATTAGTTAACAATACAAGATTTGTTTATAATCCTTATCTTATTGCTATGGGATCAGTAGCATGGGATATGGTCAATCCTGAAATGGTTATGATTGGCACAGAAGATGGAACTGAAACTGGAGATGCCAAGCAGTTAGTAGATTTCTATAAAACTGTCATGGAAAACAATCCTAGGTATGTAATTGGAACATGGGACGAGTGCGAATGCATTAAGGTTTTTTATAACACATTCATATCTGCTAAGATTGGGTTAGTCAATATGATTCAAGATGTTGCTGTAAAACAAGGAAACATTGATGTTGATGTAGTAACTGATGCTCTAGCAAAATCTACTATGCGCATCATGGGACCTCAGTATATGAAAGCGGGTATGGGAGATGGTGGTGCATGTCATCCTAGAGATAATATCGCTCTGCGATATATGGCAGATCATCTAGATCTTGGGTATGACCTATTTGATGCGATAATGAACGCCAGAGAAATACAGGCAAAAAATTTAGCTAAAGAATTAGTAAAACATGCCGAAGAACATCGGATGAGTATCTTTATTCACGGCAAGGCATATAAGCCGGGAGTAGAATATTGTGATGGCAGTTATAGTTTATTGATCGGATACTATTGCGAAGAGTTAGGACATAAACCAACATACATAGATCCGTTAACTGGAGACGATATCCAAGGTTGTTATGGTGTAGTTTTGTTGGCTCACAACAAAAAAGTTACATATGAATATCGCGGGTTTAACGAATCTCAGCAATTATATTGTAAAATAGAAAAAGGGTCAATTGTTATTGACCCTTGGAGAAGTTTTAAATCAGATGATCACCGAGTGATCCACTACGGAAATACTAGAAAATACTTTTAGTAGAATTTTTAATATCTAGTTTTAATCTTTCGACATCAACTTTAAAATCTATCTTCTTAATATCGTCTTTGTATTCTTGTAGTGTGTCTAGTAATGTCTCGGCTATAACATCAGCCGATTTATTTTCTAGTTCTTTTTTAACATCTATCTGCCAAATTTTTCCGTCTGTGAATTCTAAATGAACAAGATCTAAATATGCTACCGGCATAGTATTCATATATAGATCTTCAAACACTTCAGGCCATTCTTTGACCAGATGTCTTGGTGGTCTGAACAGCGGATTAGGCATCTAAAGTTTCTTTACTCTTTACGGTTTTCTTTTGAGGTGGATCTAATTCATCTGCCTCTCGTCTTAGTCTAGCTGCTTCTTTATACATAGCATCGGCTTGACTTCTGTAGCTCTTTGCAATGTCTTTGTCAGATAACACTTGATTTTCTGGAGCTTTAAGAGGTTGCGGAACATTTTTTGGTTCTCCAACATCTCTACCTAACACCTCTTCTGTTTTAGGAACTTCATTAATCTTCGCAACATCTTCAACTTGAGCATCTGGATTAGGTGCTCCGGAGACAAATTTGCATAGATCATCTACAGCACAATTTCTTTGTTCTGCGATAAGAACATTGAGTTGGTGTAGCTCGATGTTGTCATTTGGTGTAGGAGTCATTGTAACAGAATCTGTCGGAACCTTTTGTAGGTCTCCGTCTGCCTTGAGCGCCTGTAGCATTGGTCTTCCATCTGGAAAAGATCTAATGAATAAGATCTCGCCAAACTCAAACGTTTCTTGTGCTTGATCGCTCTCTACTACCTTCATGATAGCATCGTGATAAGAATCGCTTAAACCAGCCACAGGAATTACAAGAGCGTAGTTTGATTCTCCGGGTAATGTTCTGAAAGCAACCAGAACTTTCGCTCCTGTTTTGGTAATTCTTCCTATGTGTTTTAAGACTGGCATATTAAGCCTCCTTTTTAGCTACTGACTCTAGAAAAGCATTCAGTTTGTTAAATGTTCTTCCAACGGCTTCTAGCTCGTTGGCTTTAAATGCACCTCGTTGGCTTGCAACTTCTAAAATGCTCTTTAATGCAACTAGATCGCTGATATTTAAATCAGTGCCTTGTTGCTGAGGAGCCTGTTGGGCTGCGGCCGGTTGTTGTGCTTTTGCAGCTTCTTCTGCTACTGCGCTGGCTAGTTCTTCTGACATTAGTTTCTCCTTAAAAATGGGCAGGCTAACATAAAGTATGTTAGCTCTTTTTGATCTTCAAAGGCTGCAAATGTGACTGATTTTAGAACGCCACTCTGATCAACATGAGGAGTTCTAATTACACAATATCTGCCTTTGAGTTTATCCTTAATCCAATTTTTGATCTTGTTATCGAACATTTCTGTATCGCTGATTTTAATTTTAGCGAAATGGGGAGGAAGAGTTTTAACTTCTCTCTTTTTCAAAATCGCAATAGGATTTAAATTAAACATAGTGCAATATTTATATGGTCAGTTTATTCTGGGATAGATTCTTGGTTTAATCTTTTAGAAAGAGCTTTGTTGTGTCCAAACTTTCTTATATCTCCCGAAAACAGATATAATTCAAACGCTGCTTTTTCTTTTAATACTGTGATATTTTTTTTGGTTATAAAATAAGGTGAATCTATAAAATTGTCTAACCAAATTAAAACCTGCGGAGTGAATGCAAATTCATTTGGGAATTCTATTTTATATGTTTTTATTTTAACATATTCTTCTATGAATTGCAATCCTGCTTCGGTTAGCCTTAACCCGCCTTGGTCTTTGTTTCTAAAGCTGAACCAAAATACAGCAGAATATTTTTTGATGTTATCGTCGGAAGGATCAATGTTTGATGCCTGTAAGAATACCCGTGTATAGGCATCCTTAGTATTCATTTATTTTACCTCTTCGCCTGAGGTCAGTTTATATACAGCGAAGTCTGAAGTCTTAAAGAGCTTGTTTAACTTTTTGGCGAGATTATATGCATGACCAGGATTTGAAAAACTAACTTTTTTATATTTGGGTCCTGGATAACTAGCGACTAAACTTCCGCTTTTTAAATTAAAAGGTTGACCTTTATAGAATACAGCCCAGATGGCTTCGCTATCAAGGATCTGTTCTACTTTGAATGTTTCCTTGTTAGCGTATTCTAAAAGAATCTTCGGTTTTGGTCTACTCATAATATACGTGTTTCCTAATTAACCACGTATATATTTATATCTTTAGAAGCTTCCGCCGTCGAACTTAACGTCTATATTAGTAGTTGATTCTTTGATTTCGGCCAGCATTTGATGTATTTCTTGAACGGTTTTACCTAATTTGGATGTCAAGATGGCTAATTCTGCGGTTAGGTCTTTTGCCTCTTGTATAGTAATCCTAATTTCTTTTTGTTGACTTCTATCAGCTGCTACTACCTTTTGTATGAGTTTTTCAACGCTGGGAAGATTAGTAGGAAGATTATTTTGAGACATTTGACAGCACCTGTTTCATCTCAAACTCGGTTTTAAAAGGACCTTTGAATTCATAACGTTGTAGAGTGATGAGCTTAGGACAAAAACTCTTCACCCATCCTTTTTCAAATCTGATTGTATAGTAGCCGGCACAATATAAACTTTTTGAGTCGCTGCTTTTTGTAAACAATGGTAGTTTTCTTTTTACATCATATAAAGGATTATGAGGAGCGGTGCTGGTAGGAAAGCCATGAACTTCGTTCGGTTCTGAATTATCTGCTTCTTTAACGATCTTAACAACAAAAAAGTTTTTTCCAAACTCTCGAGTTAGACTTTCTTTTGTTTCATAAATCTTAACACCGTCGTGATTACTCATGACGAACCGATCGTCTTCGTTTTTTCTAAGAGTCGCGACCTTTTCTCCATTTTCTTCAACGATCCAAAATTTATCTTGAATGATCGGTTTAGCGTGTAGCTCTGTCATAATGTTCTCCCAACATGTGTCTGTTTTTGATTCACAGGTATCTTTAAACTGACAGGTCCTGTTCTTCTTTGATAATATATCTAGCATTCAATGGCTCCGCATAACTCTGTGCCTGTTCTGCGATCTTTTTAAGATCGTATAAGTGACAGAATTTTATTAGTCTAATTCCTACTTGACTGATATTCTTATTAGAACCAGTCGCTTCGGCAATAGTGGTAAAAATAATTTCTTTGATATGGTCTGGTTGATAACTTAAATCAATAAGTCGACGATTGCGTTCGTAATCTTCTAAGACACGATGTTCTTTGCCTTCGTGGTCAGTCCATCTCTGAAGCATGAGATTGTTCCACGCAAATCCTTTGCTTTTACGATCTTCGAACGCTTCAGCAAGACCCACTTTTTTGCTTGTGCCTTTAGTGCGAACACCCGGATACGCTGAGAAGACATTATCACTGGTATCACCACGCATACATTTCTCGAACAAGAGCCATTCTGGATCGGGTGCTGCTTTTGCTTCTTTTGTCTTTTTGTCGATAACTGGTTTACCTTTGTCATCGAAGATTCCTTCGTGTGTAATAACATGTTCCATCACACCATTGTATTGTTTTACATTGGGTGCGATAAGTTGCACAAAATCTGTGTCTGTGCTGATGATAACGTGATTATCTTGCGGATGACTCTGTATCCATCCTGCTATAAGGTCATCTGCTTCTAATTGATCGTGACGTAAAACTGTGCAATTAGTTTTGTCTTTGACAAATTCTTTGAAAGTATCAAAGGCTTCCCAGAACACACGGTCTTCTTCCTGTTCGCGTTCATTTAAAGCAGCACGAGCATCACTGCGATTGCGTTTATAAGGCTCATAGTAGTCCTTACGCCAAGATCTGCCTTCTAAACAGAAGATAACATGACTGCCGTTGAACTGCTGCCATGCTTTACGAATAGAGTTTAGGGTTATATGGAATGCCATGCCGAGCTTGATGTCGGCATCGCCGTTA